GCGTCTAAACACACAAGTAACATTAAGCATCACTAGCAAGGCCTCATCTATGATGCCTTGAGAAACCTCCCAGTCCATCGGAGCCGCCCAAGTCAACATGTAAACACGTTGATCAGGGCGTGGAAAGTTAGAAGTAGCATCGTCGAAATCAATTTGACGGTTGATCTTTACATATCGATACATGGATCGATAATTCTTTAGTTCTCCAGATGAATACCCTCCAGTCGTGGATATGACACCTAGTTTGAACCTGGAATGTTGAAGAATATTCCAACGTTCTGAGTTGATAGGTAGCGTAGCTAACGTAACACCATTCTGTTCAGAGGCATTAAAATCTAACCCTTCTTTAGCCTGCGAGTTAACGCCTAGACCTAGACCGTTAAAGAAGCCTGGCTGGAACGTATCAGCAATGTCGTTAATTCCATACTTAGGAGTGACTAACGCCATGTGTACGACCATAGGTCGAAACAACTTGTTTGCATAGTGAAGTCTTAGACGGAACCCTTTCAAATAAATGGATTTACCGACTCTTGTATCTAATTGGGTAGCACCGTTACCAATGTTGATGATTTGCCCTTTAAGTAGCGTCGGCATGCCTAGCACTTGAGGATTTCCAGTTAAAGTGTTTTCATAGAAGGTAGTTTGTTGTTTTGTAATCGGCATAGCCATTAACGCTTTTTTTTTAAACGAAACTCGTTTCTTAGAAGCACGTGACTTGCCCTTCCGCGAAGACGCGCGACGCGTCTTACGGGATTTATTTGAATTTTTCTTAGGCATTTTGTTCTAAATGATTTGAATTCAAATTTGTGGGACTCTGGTGCAAATTGCACCACGATTAAAAAAACAAACTGGTGTGCTGGTATAATATTACCCAGCACACCTCTGACTCTGACTCTTCGTCTCATAAAAATCTAAAATGGACAACAACAACAACAACAACAATGGTTCTCGGCGTCGTTATATTTTCACACTTAACAATTACAGCGACGCTGAAATTGCTCATCTTGACGCGCTTGGCACTAGTTCACGCATTCAGTACTTGATCTTCGGCAAAGAAGTCGGTGCTAATGGAACTCCTCATCTTCAGGGTTTTGTTATCTTTAATTCTTCTACTCGGTTTACAAATGCTAAACGTCTCATCGGACCCCGCTGTTATCTCGCAGGCGCCGTCGCTACAAGCCAACAAGCCGCCGACTACTGCAAAAAGGATGGAGACTTCAAAGAGTATGGAGAAATCCCCAAAAACTCAGGCAAAAGGAATGACTGGGAAGCATACAAAGAGTGGGTTAAAGAACTCGGACGAATCCCTACAGAACGAGAACTTATCAACTTCGACACCTCCTTGTACGCCCGGTATTCCAAGAAGTGTTATGCTATCGCCAACGCCTATCTCGATACACCAGACCTGGTTGGAGCAGGAAATCCCCGATTGGGGTGGCAACTCACCATCGGAGCGTTGATCGAAAGTGATACGCCTACCCCGAGATCTATTCATTTTGTTGTTGACCCTGATGGAGGTAAAGGAAAATCTTGGATTTGTCGTTGGGCCCTTACGAAGTACCCTGATAAGGTTCAGATTCTACGTATTGGCAAGAGAGATGATCTTGCTTATGCTATTGATGAAACTAAACGTTGCTTCATTTTTGATATCCCCCGTGAGCAGATGACGTATCTGCAGTATTCCGTTCTGGAGAGTTTGAAGGATCAGATGATCTTCAGTGCGAAATACGAGAGTTCATTGAAGGTATTGAGAAATCCGGTGCAAGTGATCGTCTTTTCGAACGAGAAACCAGACATGACTCAATTGACACAGGATCGATTTCACGTGATTGAGATTTAAGGATAGGATTAATTTATGTTATAGTCATTTATTATATGAGTTAAAGAAACGCGGTAGCGTTTTGTACGAGCCCATGCACTGTGAGCTAGGGTTAAGGCTTTGCGAAGCAAAGTCTAACCCTAGCGAACCACACCCCTGCCCATTGCACGCGCCTTCTTATGTGGATTGACAACAAACGTAACAATAGTTAGGGTTTTGGTGCACAACACTGGTTAGCCCCAAAGTGGGGTTTAGGAGGCGGTTTATTATCTAATTAACCGTTTGCGCGTCTAAACACACAAGTAACATTAAGCATCACTAGCAAGGCCTCATCTATGATGCCTTGAGAAACCTCCCAGTCCATCGGAGCCGCCCAAGTCAACATGTAAACACGTTGATCAGGGCGT